TTTGGTTATGACTTGTCGGATAAAGCGTGTTATTACATAGCTCCTACATTTAACCAAGCAAAAGACATTATGTGGCAGTCTTTGAAACAAATGGCTGCACCCATAACAAAAAAAGTACGAGAAAACGAAGGTATTATTACCTTAGTTAACGACAGAACGATACATCTTAAAGGGTCTGACCGCCCTGAGTCTCTTCGAGGCGTAGGATTATCGTATGTTGTGATGGACGAATACGCTTTTATGAAGGAAGAAGTCTGGACTTCTATAATTCGTCCTACTTTAGCAGATGTGCGTGGTGGTGCATTGTTTATTGGCACACCAAATGGAAAGAATCACTTTTACGATTTGTTCTTAAACGCACAAGAAGGGTTAGATGCACAGGATTGGTCTGCTTGGACTTACAAATCCATAGATAATCCGTTTTTAGACCCTAAAGAAGTGCTAATGGCGACTAAAGACATGCCGTTAGAGTACGTCAGACAAGAATTTGAAGCTAACTTTGCCTCTTTTGGAGGCACAGTCTTTAAATCTGACATGATAGAAGTAGCTGACAGTCCAAAAGACGGGGGAGACATTTACATGTCGGTAGACCCTGCAGGTTATGAAGATGTCAAAGGGATTTCTCAAGGTAAATCCCACAGACTAGACGAGACAGCCATATCAATAGTAGAAGTTTCTAACTCTGGGTGGTTTGTACACGAAGTCATAACAGGACGTTGGAATGTAAGAGAAACAGCGTTGCGTATTTTAAGAGCAGCGCAAGCTTACAGACCTAAAGTAGTAGGAATAGAAAAAGGTGCGCTTAAAAACGCACTAATGCCTTACTTGCACGACAATATGAGAAGGTTAAATGTATACCCGTACATTACAGAACTATCTCACGGTAATCAAAAGAAAGCTGACCGAATTGTTTGGGCGTTACAAGGTAGAATGGAACAAGGTAGGTTAACTTTTGCACCAGGAGAGTATTTACCAAAGATAACAGAGCAATTACTGGACTTTCCTAATCCGTTGTCTCACGACGACATGATAGATAGCCTAGCCTACATAGACCAGATTGCAGTAACACCATACGATATGAGAATAAACAGCGATGTAGAGGAATGGGAACCTCTTGACCCTGTTAGCGGAATGTAATAAGGACGCATAATGGCAGTAACAAAAATAGTAGAAAACTACGGAGACCAATCTTCTGAACAACCAGCTCGCGTTGACACAGAGTTAACGGGGTGGATTGTCTACAAAGTAGATAACTGGGAAGAGTCCCGTAATCGCCAACATCAAGACCGTTGGCAAGAGTATTATCGTCTTTGGCGTGGTCAACATGGTGGCCCAGAAGATAAAATACGACAACACGAACGCTCTAAAATAATTGCACCTGCTTTGCAACAGTCTATTGAGGCTGGCGTTGCAGAGATGGAAGAGACTATCTTTCACAGAAAACGGTGGTTTGACCTAGAAGATGATGTACGAGAAAAGGTCTTTGCACAATTAATAAAAGAAAATCAAAATCAAATAGACCCACAACAGCTAGAAGCTTTAGCTAGAGATGTAGATACAAGGCTAGACGGAATTACGTCACAACTGTTAGAAGATTTTGAAACAAGACATGTAAATCAAGGTATATCAGAAATACTCTTAAACGCAGCCTTATACGGCACAGGCGTAGGAAAGATAGCGGTAGAGCAAAAGCCTAGGCGAGTGCCTATAACAGGCTCTGCGGGCGTTACAAGCGATATAGAGGTAGTTAATGACATACACGTTAACCTTGTCCCTGTAGACCCTAACGAGTTTGTTATAGATATAGCTGCTCGTAGCATAGACGAAGCTCTAGGCGTAGCACACGTTTACACGATACCTAAGCACGAAGTAGTACAAAAACAAGACAGAGGTATCTGGAACCAAACAGAAGTAGGTTTGTACGATAATGACCCTTCAGAACATCAAGAGTTTGACATACATGAAGAAAGCTACACTGACGTAGAGCATGTAGAGATACTAGAGTATCACGGACTTGTACCTAAAGACTTATTTAAAGATGCTGCTAAAGAAAGCGTTATAGACCCTTTAGCTGAGTTTGCAGAAGAAAACTCTAACTTAGAGTATGACGACGCAGGAGAAATGGTAGAAGCTATTGTTTGGATTGCGAATCGTTCTCAATTACTTAAAGTAGTTCGTAACCCATTTATAATGCAAGACAGGTCTTTTGTCGCATTTCAGTGGGACACAGTACCTAATAGGTTCTGGGGTAGAGGTATAGCTGAGAAAGGTTATAACCCTCAGAAAGCGTTAGACGCAGAATTAAGAGCAAGGATAGATTCGTTAGCACTAGCTACCTACCCTGTTGCTTTGGTTAATGGAATGATGGCTCCTAGAAACGGAGACTTCTCTATTAGACCAGGAAGGAATATTGTTGTTAGCGGCCCTGTTAATGAGGCTATTGCACCATTTAAGTTTCCTGGCCCAGACCCGCAGAGTTATCGACAGTCTGCAGAGTTTGAGCGTATGGTAACAATGGCTACGGGGTCTATGGACACCGCAGCCCCATTAGGAGTTAACCCTCGTAATGCTACTGCAGGTGGCATGTCAATGATGATGGGTGCTATTCTTAAACGAGCGAAGAGAACACTCCGAAACATGGAGTTTGAGTTTCTTTCGCCATTAATCCACAAGGTTGCTTGGCGGTACATGCAGTTCGATACGGAGCGTTATCCCGTAGCCGATTATCGTTTTAGAGTTCACGGAGCTCTAGGTGCGCAAGCGCGTGAGTTTGAGGTAGCACAATTAACTCAACTTATGCAAACAGTACCTCCAGGTTCTCCTGCTTACTGGGTATTGCTTAAAGGTGTTATTAATAATTACAACATTGAAGATAAAGAGATGTTGGTTAAAATATCTGACCAGTTCTTGCAGCAAGCTCTTAATCCACCAGAACCACAACCTGATTTTGACCAGCAAGCTAAACTACAAGACCAAGAACTCAAGAAACAAGCTCTTATGTTTAAGGTTATGGAAAGCAAGCTTACAAACGCTAGACGTGATTTTGAAATGGAAGCAGAGGCTGAAAGAGACAGAGGCGAAGCTATCTGGAATCAGTCAGAAGCTCTGCTCAATATTGCTAAGGCTAAAACAGAAGAGCAAAGAGCTGCTGCTGAAGTTGCATACAAAGAAGCTAAAGCTGCCGAAGCTTTGGCAGGTAAACCTGCTACAGAAAAATCTGAGGCTACACAGCCTATAGAGTATCTAACTTTAGTTGACACACTAAAAGATTCGTATGAGCAGTTTACTAACAGTGCTATTGAACAGATTAACAACAAAGTTAACGATAGCATTAACCACATTACACAAAGACAACAAATGTTTCAGATTGACCCGCTTAACGCTAAGTTAGACGCAATACTGCAACAACAAGGTAATATGGCTCCACAAGCTCCACAAGAACAGACTCCTCCTGATTTAACTATAGAACGTGGCCCTGATGGTAGAGTAGTGTCTATCGGAGGACGACCTGTGCGTAGAGGAGACAATGGTGAACTGCGAGGTGTTGAATAATGGCTAGTACCTATACTTCAAATTCTGGAGTCGAGAAACCAGGGATTGGCGACCAATCAGGAGAGTGGGGTACTACAGTCAATACCAATATGGATATATTGGATAGAGCTATTAACGGTGTAGGTGTTATTACTTTATCAGGAACAACACATACGTTAACGACTACAGACGGAGCATTGTCAGACGGACAATACAAAGTTCTTGTTCTAAGTGGTAGCCCTAGCGGTACAAATACTATAACCATCAGTCCTAATGACCAAGACAAGTTATATTTTGTAGTTAACAGTAGTGGACAGACTGCTACGTTTTCTCAAGGCTCTGGAGCTAATGTTAGTGTTGTTAACGGAGATACTAAAATTATATACGCTGACGGAGCAGGGTCTGGAGCAGCAGTTACAGAATTTGCATCTGAAGTAGATGCGTTAGAAGGAATTACAGCAGGTACAGTCGCTGCATCTAAAGCAGTAATTGTTGACGCTAATAAAGATATAGGGTCGTTTCGTAACGTAACTCTTACAGGAGAGTTAGATGCCGGAAGCTTAGACGTTTCTGGTGATGCTGATATAGACGGGACGCTGGAAGCCGACGCTATGACTTTAAACGGCACAGCAATTACTACTACAGCCACATTATCTACGGGGATTAGTAACACTAACGTACCCGTATTTACAACTGGCGTAGCAGACGATGACTTTCTACGAGTTGCTGGTACTTCTATAGAAGGTAGGTCAGCAAGTGAGGTTTTATCAGATATTGGCGGTCAGGCATCTTTAACCTTTGGCATATCAAATACAAACGCTGTAAAAGTTGATAGTGCAAGTGTAGCCGATGACGAGTACGCAAGGTTTACTGCTAATGGATTAGAAAGCAGAAGCACCTCAGAAGTCCTTTCAGATATAGGAGCATCTGCCGTTGCAGGTTCTAGCTCGATTGTAACCACTGGAGCTTTAGACGCTGGTAGTATTACCTCTAATTTTGGAAATATTAATAATGGCAGTAGTACGCTTACTACAGGAGCGTTAACTGCAAGTAGTGGTGCAATACCAGCGTTAACTACAGTTACGAGCATAAACTCTGGTCAAATAGCTAATAGAAATGCCGTACAAAACGGAGCTATGATGGTAGACCAGAAAGGTGGTACGACAACGCTATCAGGATATTCAGCAGCAAAACCAGACAGATTTACTGCTTTTGTATCTAATGCTGGCACACAAACTGTAGCCCAAGACAGCGAAGCTCCAGCAGGGTTTCATAAATCATTAAAAGCTACAAATACAGTTGCAGACGCTTCTATAGCATCTGGAGATAGGGCTGCAATTATTTACAGGCTTGAAGGTAATGATGCCGCAAGATTTGCTTTTGGAGGAAGTGACGCAAAAACTGTAACGCTTTCGTTTTATGTTAGAAGTAGCATTACTGGAACACATGGCGGTGCGTTAGGTAATGGTTCTGACAATAGGTCTTACCCGTTTACTTATTCTATTTCAAGCGCAAACACTTGGGAGCGCAAGTCTATAACTATTGCTGGAGACACTACTGGTACGTGGGCTACAGATACAAGTAGAAGTATGCAAATTGTATGGGGTTTAGGTGTTGGTAGTACAAATTCAGGGACAGCAGGTGAGTGGGCGGCGGCAGATTATAATTCAGCTACAGGTGCGACAACTGCGTTTTTAACTACTGCAAATGCTACTTGGTATCTTACTGGCGTACAGCTTGAAGAAGGCTCTACAGCTACAGACTTTGAGCATAAATCATTTGCACAAGAACTTGCTGCATGTCAAAGATATTGCATAAAAATTGCACCAGCAACTAACGCTGGAGTTGGTACTGGTTTTGCTAGGTCAACTACTACAATGTATGCTGCAAGAGATTTGCCTGTACATATGAGGGCAACACCGACATTAGCTTTTTCTAGCGCAACAGATTTTCAGATTCAATATCTAGGTCTAGTAGAAAATACTACCGCTATGGCGGCTTCTGAATTATCTGCCGATACTATTTCGTTTCAAGCAACTGTAGGTTCAGCAGTTTTAACAGCAGGGCAAGGTATGTATTTACGAGATAAAGATGGTGGTTCTACTATTATAGCAACGGCGGAGTTATAAATGAATATAGCATCAGCACAATATACAACTGGAATAACTGGAAACAATATTAATGTTAAAGTTATTACCACAGACAACAAAGAATTTTGGGTTCCTTTAGATAATGCTAACAACGATTATATAGCTGTATTAGCTTGGGTAGAGGCAGGTAACACAATCGAAGCTGCAGATTAGTAGCATGGATTTAGAAAAACATATATTTGATTGTATTACTAGGGTAGAAGCGCATGAAGCTAGATGTGCGGAAAGAGACAAAACAATATTTGCAAGGTTAGAAAAAATAGAAGCTCACTTAGAACAGTTAAACGCTAAATTGTTTCGAGGTGCAGTAATAATTATAGCAGGAATGACTACATTTATTATTTCGATATTAGGGCCATTTAATTAAATGTCATTTGAACAGTTAGAACATTCGGGGAAAGGTTGGGGAAGAAAAGCTTGGAGTTCTGGAGCTTTTGGTTTTGATGTCCTAGCAGGAACTGTCTCTGAAGATTTAAAGTTTGAACGACTTAAGAAACTTCGTAGACAACAGATTAGAGAGAGGGACGATGAAGAAGTGCTTGCACTAATGATGTTGACAATAATACGAGGTGAATAGTGGATAATAGTGAAATACAAAAATACGAAAAGATGATAGAAACTCTCCATTCAGAGGGTTGGGATTTAATTCGTAATCGTTTAATAGAAATGTTTAACAATCAAAATAACGTACTAGCAATCGGAGATGAAAAAGCTTTCTGGCAAATGCGAGGTTCGTTAGGAATGTTACATTTAATGATTGAGTTTGAGAACGTCTTACAAGCAGAGCTTGAAGGCGCAGACGAGGTACAAAGTGATGTTGAATGATTACAAATGTAATTCTTGTGGGCTAGTACGAGAGTATTGGGCTAAAGAAGAAACAGTTAAGTGCAGAGATTGTGCTAATACTGCTTCAAAAATTGTGTCAGGCGGGAACTTCTCATTACCTGGCATAGATACTGGCTTTCCGACTGCTGCCGATAAATGGGCTAGGAGACACCGAAAAGCTAACCACCATAACTTGAAAGAGTTAGGTATACCCTGTTAATCCCCTTATATAAGGTTAAGATTGGAGAAATAAAATGGCGACAAATCCTATAGTAGAGGCAGAAGAAAACTTTGACGAAGTTGATAACGTCGAAGATTTGACTCAACGCCTTGGACAAGAACTTAAATCAGAAGAAGAACAAGTTGAAGAGCAACCTACTGAGAACGTAGAAACTGAAGAGCTACCCCCTAAATTTCAAGGGAAAAGTGTAGACGACATCATTAACTCTTACGTTAATCTTGAACAGCAATACGGACGACAAGGTAATGAGCTTGGAGAACTTCGTAAACTTACTGACAGTTTAATTCAAAAAAATCTACAAGAAGATGCCACTAGTCAACGTACAGAGTCTCTTGAGAAATCTCTTTCTGAAGATGACTTTTATAACGACCCGCTTAATGCGGTACGCAAGGTAGTTGCGGAAGCTTTAGAACCCGTTAAGAGTAATCTATCTCAAACGCAGGTAGACTCTACAGTACAACGGTTACAAGCCAAACACCCTGATTTAACCGAAGTTGTTAATGACTTAGGTTTTCAACAGTGGATTATGGAAAGCACTCCGCGACAAGATATGTGGGTCAAAGCAAGTAACGGAGATTTTGATTATGCTGACGAACTGTTTACACAGTACAAAGCTGTTCAAAAACCTCAAGTGAAAGCGGAGAAAGAACAAAGTCAAGCTGTAAAAGAGAAAGAGCTTGAGGCTGCTTCTTCTGTATCTTCTGGTTCGTCACAAGACGCAGAAGCATCATCTAGCAAAACGATTTATCGTAGAGCTGAGTTAGTGCGACTGAAGATTAATGACCCCCAGAGATACAATGAACTACAAGGAGAAATTATGCAAGCATACGCAGAAGGCAGAGTTCGTTAATTTATCCAAGTTTAATTTTAATTTTTTATAGGAGGAATAGGTTATGGCCCTCGGCTCTAATCATATGACGATTACCACTCAGGCGAAATTTATCCCTGAATTGTGGTCGGACGAAGTAATCGCGGCATACAAGAGTAATCTTGTACTCGCAAATCTAGTTACCCGAATGAACCACGAAGGTAAAAAAGGTGACACCATTCACATTCCTAAGCCAACTCGCGGTGCAGCTTCTGCAAAAGCAGCACAAACAGCGGTTACGCTTATTACTGCAACAGATACTGAGCTTACAATATCTATTGACAAGCACTACGAATATTCTCGATTAATAGAGGATATCCTAGATAAGCAAGCTTTGTCAAGCATGAGGTCTTTCTACACTGATGACGCTGGCTACTCACTAGCTAAGCAAGTAGATACGCACCTTTGGTTGCAATCTTACGCTTTAACTGGCGGTACAGCTAACACTGTATCTTCAGGAACTACAACTGATTTTGGTACTGCAGGTACTGTTATTGGCTCTGATGGAAGCACAGCTTTCAACGCAGGTAATGACAACGCAGCAGCTTTAGCTGATGCAGGTATCCGTAAGGTAATCCAAACTCTTGACGATGCTGACATTCCTATGGCAGATAGATTCCTTGTTATCCCTCCAGTGGAGAAAAAGAATCTAACTGGTCTTGCTCGATTTACTGAGCAAGCGTTCACAGGTGAAGCTGGCCCAGGAAACTCTATCCGTAACGGTTTAGTCGGTGATGTATACGGAGTACCTGTATACGTTTCTACTAACTGTCCTACAGATACTGAAGGTTCTCAGGACGCTAGACTTTGCTTGTTAGCTCATAAATCAGCGTTAGTTCTTGCAGAGCAAATGTCTGTTCGTACTCAAACTCAGTACAAGCAAGAGTGGTTAGGTGACTTGTTCACTGCTGACACTCTGTACGGTACAGGTGAACTACGAAACGATGCTGGCATTAAGATTGCTGTCGTTGCTTAATAACCTACGGGGAGGGTAAAACCTCCCCCTTTATTTAGGAGATTTAATCTTATGTCTAGGTTATCAGGATTTCCAGTTGTTTCGGCAACTTGGGACGCAGCAAGCATAGCAGACGGGGACGAGGTAGCTGTAGACGTTACTGTTCCTGGAGCAGCTTTAGGTGATTTTGCTATGGCTTCTCTATCTGTTGATGTTGCAGACTTAGTTTTAAGTGTAGCAGTTACGGCTGCAAACACAGCTACGGCGGTATTAGCAAATAATACTGGTGGAGCAGTAGACTTAGGTTCAGCAACCTTGCGTGTTCGCGTCATACCATTTGACGTTATGTAATTTAATGGGGGTGTAACAACCCCCGTTTTTAAGGAGGAATCTAATGTCGTCATCTGCAGTCACATTATTAGACGTTGTTAATAAGATTCTTATTCGTTTAAGAGACCAAGCTGTGCTTAGTATAACTAGCACAACAACTGCTACAGGTGGGGCACCGTCTTATACAGATACGATTGTACGATTACTTAACGATGCAAAACGAGAAGTAGAAGATTCGTTTGATTGGATAGGTTTACAAGAGTCTATTACGATTACAACTACCAGTGGCACAAGTTCTTACGATTTAGAAAACTCAAGTCAAGGCATTTACACTAATCAACGTAGTCGAGTGTTAGACGTGTACAACACTACTACTGATGTTAGGTTAGCACCACGACCTTACGAATTTGTAAGAAAACAAAATCAATTAAGTACACGAACAAATCAAGAACCTTACTCTTACGCAATATCAGGAGTAAGTGCAAAACAATCACTTCAAATAGTATTTTTTGACACTCCAGACGGAACATACTCTATGTCTGTAGAGTGCGTAGTGCCTCAAGACGATTTAACAGGTAATACAGACTATTTTAAAGTACCTTGGTATCCAGTATACCTACGAGGTTTAGCTCTTGCTATAAGAGAGCGAGGTGAAGATGAAGGAGAACTAAGCTCTGAAGTACAACGAGCTTACGAAAAAGCTTTAGGAGATGCTGTAGCTTATGAGCAAAGCCATAAGTGGCAAGGTCAAGGTGGCGGTGATTGGATAGTTTACGGAGATTTCTAAGTAATGGGTAGTCAACTACAATCTTTAGTTCTTCGCGCTCCAGGTATGTACGGCCTTAACTTTGAAGGGGAAACATATCAAGAAGCTCCTGTCTTTGCAGAAGTAGCAGAAAACATTGCTTACGACTCTGCAGGACGGTTAACCAACAGAAAAGGGTTTGACGTATTAACTAACGGACATGCTAACGCTTTAGGATACGAGTCGTTAGGAAGTAATCCTATTACAACAGTTACAACTGCAGGGCTTACAGGTCGTATTACAATAGCAGACACTGCTCACGGACAGTCTACAGGAGACTTTGTAACTATTAGCGGAGCTGCAGATACTAACGGTATTACAGCAGCTCAAATTAATACTCGATTTACTTTAACAAAGATTGATGCTGACAGCTACTACGTTTACACAGCAGGTACCGCAACCTCAGCTTCGGCTGCAGGAGGAGCAGGAGTAAAAGTTAAGTACGAGCCTAAAGTAGATACATTGTTTATGTATAACTACTCAGGGGGCCAAAGATTACTTTCTGTTAGTGCTTACGGCGGTAACAACATTTACGAAGATACAGCTCCTTTTGATAACTTTACGTCAGTCAAAGGTAGCGTAACTATTGCTAACACTAGACCTCAATTTGTAAACTTTGATGACCAAGTTATAGCTACTAACGAAGGCTCTGCTTTAATTATAAAAAGCGGGTCAGGAAACTTTGCAGCTATTAGCCCGCAACATGGAAGCGTTCCTACAGGAAGATTAGTACACAGTGCTTTTGGTAGAGTATGGGCGCAAAAGTCTCACACAGGAACAAGTCAAAACATTATTAATTACTCTGCTGTGTTAGATGAAACAGATTGGAGTAGTTCAGGCGGCGAGATTGACGTAATGGGTAATTTTGCTGCTATTAAAGATGGTTACGATGAGCTAGTAGCTATATCGTCTTTTGACCATTACTTAGTAGCTTTTTTACGTAACAGTATTGTAATTTACAATAACCCTGATTCTCCTGCTAATTTAGGCATAGAACAAATTATACAAGGTATTGGGTGTATAGCTAGAGATAGTATACAGGCAATAGGAAAAGATTTATATTTTATGTCTGCTACAGGCATTAGGTCACTACGACAAGTTATTTACACAGGTGACAGAGCAGACTTAAACGAAATATCTACTCTAGTACGAAGAGAATTTTTAGTAGATGTTGCAGCAAGTGAGTCTGCTTTAATTAATGTAAGGTCTGTTTACGACCCAGAAGAAGGACAATACTGGTTAAAAGCTCCTGAAGGAAACATTTGGGTGTTTGACATGCACACGCTAGACCAAAATGTTCCTATACGGATTACTAAGTATGTCGACACTAAGTGGGACAGCTTTGCGTACTTTGAAGGAGAGACCTACATAGGCTCTCGCGGAATGATAGGAAAGTACAACGGGTTTGTTGATGATTCTCCGTCAGCAAGCACATCTTACACTTGTACTTGGCGCAGTAACCCTGCAGATTTAGGTACATCTAAATTAAAGATGTTAAAAAAAGTAACTGCAACAATAGAAGGCGCAAGTACCTCAGATACGGTTAACGTAACTTACGCTTTTGCTGAAGGCGGTAGTGGAGAAGTACCTTTTACTTTATCTTCTAATAACGCATTTAACAGGTCGTCAGGTCTAGCAGTAGGTACAGTTGCAGAGTGGGGAGTAGCTAACTGGAACGTAGACGAGTGGGGAGGAGGCTCTGCCTCGGCCTATAATCTAGCAGCTCCTATATCACAAAGCGGAAGAACATTTAAACTAGGGGTTAGATTTGTTTCTAACGGCTTTCAAATTGCAGTAGAACAATTATCTTTATTTATGAAAATGGGTCGAGAAGGTAGGTAACCATGAGCGATTATACTAGAACACAAAACTTTACAGCTAAGGATAGCCTTGATACTGGAGACCCAGAGAAGGTAATTACTGGCGCAGACATGGACGGAGAACTTAATGCTATTGCAACAGCTATAGCAACTAAAGAAGATACAGGACTTATACCATCAGGTACAGTGATGTTATTTGTACAGACTGCTGCTCCTACAGGCTTTACTAAAAGCACAACGCATAACGACAAAGCTTTAAGAGTTGTTAGTGGTAGCGTAGGGACAGGCGGTAGCGTAGCTTTTACTACAGCTTTTGCAAGTAATAGAACAGCTTCTGGTACAACAGGAGGAACCGCAGTTAGTATTTCTGGTTCTGTAGCTTCACACACGCTGGCTACAAGCGAGATACCCTCACATAACCACACGTTTAGTATAGGACAGTTTGTAGGGTCTGATGACGGACAATCAAACGGAAGCGGTCGTATTATTATGGCAAACAGAAACTATGCGTCTGGTGGTGGAGCTGCTGACGTTACTATAGGTAACACTGGTGGCGGTGGAGGTCACGACCACAGCGTAGGTACTCTTGCTGGCGCATCTCACACACACTCTTTTACGAGTGGAAATATGGCTTTTGATGTAAACTATGTAGACGTAATTATAGCTACAAAGGATTAACATGAAACTAGAAGTAAAAGATAACTGCCCTTTAAATAACTTTGAGCCTTGTAAGAAATTTGACTGTGGGTGGTTTATGCAACTAAGAGGCACAGACCCACAGACAGGTGAAGAGATAGATAACTGGGTATGTTCAGTAGCTATGCTACCTTTACTTTTAATAGAAAACTCTCAGCAGTCTAGGCAGACAGGAGCTGCGGTAGAGAGTTTTAGAAACGAAATGGTTACTGCTAACACTAACTCACAAAAAATGTTTTTAGCTACTGCAAGAGCTAAACTTAAAGACGTATCGTAACGGAGATATAACATGTTTAATTTAGGAAAATTTGCTACTTTAGGGCGAAACGAAGATGACACGTTAGCTCACGTTGCAACAGGGGAGATGGTAGTTAGACCTGAAGTATTAGGAAAAAGTTTAACTAGTCAAATTAAAAACAAGATGAAAGGTTTTGGTTTAGACCCTGCTAGATATACAGTAGGAAATAAAGCTAACTCTATAAACCCCGCAACAGGACAGCCTGAGTTTTTTCTTAATGCGCTTGCAGGGGGAGCATTGCTCGGAGCTTCGTTGTTAGGAGGAGGTTCTTCTGGAACTAATAAAGGTTTTAGAGAAACTGTAGAAAAGTTTGACCCAAAGTTAGAAGCTTTACAGTATGCTCAACCAGGAATAACTAGTCCTTTTGGCGGTGTTAGTTATACAGATGAAGGAATACAAGTTACTCCTTCAGCAGATGTTACTGCTACGTCAGAAATGTTTAAAAGTTTAGCTCCAGACTATTTGCAAAGAGTGCAAGATAGACCGGAAGAAGCAGAGTTGAGAGCAGCTTATAATATGTTTGCTCCTACTATGAACAGACAACAATTACAAGATATGTTTAGTGCTAGTATACAGCCACAAGAACAAATGATAGACATGCAAACAGACTCTGCTCTTAGCAGAATACTAGGCGGTCGAGGCATTAGTACAGGCTCTGCAAGTGCTATGGGAGCAGCTCAAAGACAAGCAGACTTAGCTAAACAACAGTTAAGAATAGGCGCTTTTCAAGGCGCACAACAAGCAGGTTATAACGATTTAAACGCTTTACAAAACATGTTGTCAGGAGCGCAAGGCTTTAGAACTGGAAACTTACAAAATCTATACGGACTATCTCAAGCGCAATACGCGCCTTTTCAACAGTTAACAGGATTGATACAACCTTCTATGGCATATGGTGGAGCGTTAACTCAGTTTGATATGGACAAACTATCTGCAAGAATTGACTTAGCAAATCAACTAGCAGGAGCTAGAGCACAACCTAGACCTGGTTTCTTTCAACGAAGTGTAGTCCCTGCAGCAGCAGCTTTTAGCGGTTTTGGAGGGGGAAGCATCTTTGGAGGAGGTGGCGGTTTTGGAGGAATCGGTGGTGGTATGGGAAATAACCCAGTTTTTTAAGGAATAAATAAAATGGCTAGAGGATTTTCATTTAGAACTATGACACCAGGAGACTTTGCTCAACTTACAGCAAGTCGACAAGCGTTTGAAAGAGACAGGATACAAGGCATTAAAGATGTTATGAAAGATGTTTCTAGTGCAGTTATTGAAAGACGCATTGCTAAAAAATACGATGACCCACAAGGTTTAGAAGCTATGAGAGAGCGTCAAACAGCTTATGCAGGTATTGACCCAACTAGGTCTGAACAAGCTCGAAAGTACATTAACGACGCTATATCAGCAGCTTACCAACAACAAGAAGCACAAGATAAAAAAATAAGGTTAGATTTAGCTATTGCAAAAGCAGGACGTGAAAAAACAGAATTTGAAGAAAGAGGCAAATTAGATGAAGGTAAATTTGCTAAACTTACTGGCCCGTTAGTAGAAGCGTATGAGAACATTATTAAAAGTGACCCAAACATAAACAAATCTGTTGAGAAAATAGCAAAAGGAGTTGGAGGATTTTTTGGAATTGGAGCAGAAGGTAAAGTAGATAAAGACGAACTTACATCTGCTATAGCAGCACAAGCTGTACAGCGTTTATCTAATGACCCAAGACAAGATGTTAGAACAATTATTAAAGAAATTGTTAAGGAGTACGAAGCTAATTCTAGTCAAGGTAGTGCTGGCAAACAAAAGACAGCTAGTACTCAAACGAACGAAGACCAAAACAACGACCCTTTTAAGGAAATTGATTCGTAAAATAAAAAATTTTAGGAAATAAAATTCAATGACTCAAACTCTTACTTTAGAAAATATTACAAGCTCTCGTAGATTAAGAGAACTAGGGGCTGCTCCTGGAGATGAGATTAAAGGCAAAAAATTAGTTCGTAAATTTTCTACAGAAGACCAAAGAGTTGACCTCGGTCAAAAATTAACTGAAGAAAATATCGCATCTTCTGCTAGATTACAAGAATTAGAAGCTAAACCAGGCGACAGAATAGTAAACAAAAAATTAATTAAAACCGATACTGATAGTGCGTTTCAACAATTTATGTATGGTTTTGATACTGCTGGAAATTTTGTAGGTTATGGAGCTACTTTACTACAAGCAGCTTTACCGCTAGTAGGTAGATTTGAAGTAGACCTTGATAAAGGATTTAATTATTATTCGACAGAAGAACTTTATGGGCCAGGATTTACTGAGGCTGATTTTGATACTCGGCGAGAAATGGTACTTAGAGCTAGAGAAAGAGAAATACAAGAAGAGTATGGGCCTTACTTTGACCCAGAAGATGGGGTAGCTAAAGCGGTTGGAGAAGTTGCAGGGGCAATAGCTGACCCTACAACGTTAATTCCAGTAGGGCAAACAATTAAAGCTGCTGCAGTAACCTCTGGGCTTTTAGCTGGAGGATACAGTACGTTAGAAGACTTAGCTAAAAAAGGTGAAATAGACCCAGAAAAAGCTGCTTTATATACCGCAGGTGGAGCTGCAGTAGGAGGAACTCTTATAGCAGCAGGTCGAGGAATATCAAAACTTGCAGAAAAGTCTCAACTTAAAAAAGCTAATCGTATTATAGACGAAGCTGAAACCTTAATGAATCGAGACATAGACGCAGGTGTTAGTCCGAGTGGTGCGTTTAATAAATTATCTGAATCTAAAATAGCACCTCAAGTACAAAACGCTATTCAATTAACTGGACGAAAACCAAAAATACGAACTGCTCCGTCTGTAGCAGAACGGTCTATAGACGACGCAATTAAAAATGACAGCGCTGTATCAAGACTTAAACTGCCTTCTTTAGACAGATATCTAGGCAGTCTTTCGACTAGAATAGGTAACATATCTCCTGCTGTTCTTAATACAATGCGTAAGTTTGAATTTGACGTACACACAAATACATTAGAAGGACTACAAAAAATACAACCTTTTGTTAAAGAAATGCGTCAGTTACCAACTATAACAAAAACTCAAATTTCTACGCATTTGTTTAACGGAGATACAAATAAAGCAGTAGCTTTAATGCCTAAAGATATGAAAACTGCTTTTAAACCTGTCGGTAATTTATTAAATAATTTATACGATGATTTAAAAGGTAGTGGTCTTGACATTGGTAAAGTAGAAAATTATTTTCCTAGAGTAGTAAAAGATTACGAAGGATTGCGAGCAAGCTTTGGTAAACCTGTTTTAGATGAATTAGACCAGATTATGGATAAGTATGCTAAGAAAAAAGGTTTGCCAGGTTTAGCATCTCTTGATAACGAAGAAAAAATAAAATTAACTAATCAATGGGTGCGCGGTTATATGAAACGTGACGGCACGCCAGCTAGTGCTAAACAACGTACTATAGAGCGACTTACTCCAGAACAAGTTAATAAGTTTTACCAAAGCCCAGAAGATTCTTTAGCATACTATGTTCGCAACGCTGTAAACAACGCAGAACGTAATAAGTTTTTTGGAAGATATATTAAAAAACCAAAAGACCTTTATAAAACGCAAGCTAAAAGTGACATAGAAAATTCAATAGGTCAAGTTGTAGAAAAAGTTGGAAGAACTCTTACTGGCGACCAGAAATCAGAATTAAAAAATTTAATTCAAAGTCGTTTTGTAGGAGGAGAACAACATGTAGGTACAGGGTTTGGAACTCTTAGAGACCTTGGGTATTTAGGAACTATTGCTAACCCAGTAAGTGCTGTTACACAACTTGGAGACCTTGGAGCATCTGGAGCATTGAATGGTTTTAGAAATACTATTTCTTCTGCGTTTGACGCAAAAGATATTAAATTAATAGATGTTGGTATTGCTGACATACAGCAAGAATTAGCAGAAGGAAATGCTAGGAAAACAGCTAAATTATTAAATAAAGCATTTACTGTATCAGGTTTTCGAGCTATTGACCGTTTAGGTAAAGAAACTTTTATGAATGCTGCAATTAACAAAAATAGAAACCTTGTTAAAACAAGCGTAGGTGAAAAAGTTTTTAGAAAAAAATGGGAAAAATTTTACGGTAAAGACATAGAAGAAATTATTAATGGTCTTAAAAGTGGTAAAGTAACTGAAAGTGTAAAGTTTCACGCATTTAACGAGTTATCAGATGTTCAACCTATAACAATGTTAGAGATGCCTCAAGCTTATCTTGACACTCCTAATGGACGTATTTTGTATATGTTAAAATCTTTTATGTTAAAACAATTAGACATTGTTAGACGAAACGTAGGACAAGAGTGGAAGAAAGGAAATAAAAAACAAGCTGTTAAAAACGCTGCTTTGTTAGCTGGTTATTTGTCTGTTGCTAATGTAGGGACACAAACTGTTAAAGATATTATGTTAAATAGAGATGTTAAGCCAGAACAACTGCCTAATGATGCTATGTGGGCTTTGCTTGGTGTTTATGGTTTATCTAAATATACAACTGAAAAATATTTTAGCAAAGGAGATTTTAAAGGTGCAGCTTTAAATATGATAGCTCCTGCGACTACAATTATTGATGCAGCCTTTAAATTAGGAGCTGCGCCTTTCCAAGAAAATCCTAATTTAACCCCAACACTTCGTGCTGTTCCTCTTGTTGGGCCGCTTATTTACAACTGGTTTGGCGGAGGTGCAGAAAAATATAACGAACGCCGAGCTAAGGAAGACTAATTGAAGAATAAACTTTTAATTTTAGTTCTTGTTTTATCTGCTTGCGCTACACCTATACACAAGACAAAAGCAGAAACAAACACTATCAGTAGTACACTTACGGGTACAACTACTGTAGACAAAACACCGCCGACTGCCTCTGCGCCGAACTTGGTTCTCAACAACCAGGACGTATGCAGCTACCCTGCCTCCGCAGCAGTTCAAACCCAAATACTGGGTTTTGCAGCAGGAACCACTATCCGCGATAAGAACTGCGAACGCCTCAAACTATCGAGGGTTCTGTATTTCTCGGGCATGAAGGTAGCGGCGGTCTCTTTACTGTGCCAAGACCCCAGAGTATTTTCTGCTATGAATATGGCAGGTACTCCTTGCCCTTACATGGGTAAGATAGGGGCTGAGGCTACAGCTTTGTGGGAAGCTAACCCAAAGAAGAGACCAGACTACAAACAACTTAAGCGGTCTAACGAAGCAAAAGCAGGGCGTTGGAGAAGGGTTCGCGGAGAAGTGACGTGGGTTCCTGAAGATGAAGAAGATACTGACGACTAGCTTACTGCTAGTCTTTCCTTTCTTACAGGCAGATATTACTAGAGAAATTTGTCTAGCTAATCCTAACTGCACTATTACAGAGCAAACAACAACAGTAGAGACAGAGGTTACGTCAGGTAATCTTGTGCCTGAGCTTAAAGATTGGCAAATGTCAGGGGACGCTACAGTTACGGGCGGTAATTACAGTTACTGTCAAGCAGGAGAAGCGTGTACAGGGTCTCAAGGTGGTACATTTAGCACAGAAATAGACTTTTCTGACGAGATGACAAAGGCTGAGATTAACAAGGGATTTGACTTTAACTACGGAGTAACTGTTAATAGCCACAGCAGTAATGCTACGTTACCTTTGTGTGCTGACACAACAGGAGACTGTAAAGATACTGTTAAGATTAACGTAGTTCTAACAGAGAATAGTATAGAGATAGGAGAAAGTTTCTCTCACGAATTTGTATTAGACTATAAAGACCAGTACACCTATCAGTTTTCTCAATCTATCGGAACGAATAACTACGAACAGTTGTCTGCTTGGTTATCTCTTTACGGCATAGATGACGGATACCCTAGCGGTATGTGGGGGCCACAGTTTATAGACCCGTACCTGACGTTAAATTATACGTCTATCGAGTACATTACAAACGAGATATACAACGTCATAGAAGCTGTAATAGACAATGACCAAACAGATTTAATTGTAGATATTATTACAGAAGATACACAGACAGGCGAGTTAGTTGTAGTAGACACTATATCAGAAGAGGAAGAAGCAGTAGCTTTACTAGCAGAGCAAGAAGCGGCTAGGTTAGAAGAAGAACGCCTAGCACAAGAAGAAGCTGACAGAATAGCTGAAGAAGAACGATTGGCTGAAGAAGCAAGAATAGCTGCAGAGTTACTGGCAGAACAGGAAGCAGAAGAAGAACGAGAGGCTACAGTAGTTACCATAGCTGCTAGTGAAACAGAGATACAGTTTGAGGACTCTCCAGAGGACATATTTAACGAACCTCCAGAGATGCACTTTGCAGGGGGGCCAGAAGGCCCGATTGACTTTGCTGATACTACCGATACTTTTAGTTCTGCGGTGTTAGAAACAGCAATAGATACGCCTTCTCCTATGGAGCATTCAGGTGGTTTTGACCAGATGCCAGAGCCAGAAATATCTATGGAAATGGCTCCTCCAGACATGGGTTTTTCTAGCTTTGATGAACCTATGTCAGAAGTACCCTTAGAAATGCCTGTAGACGCTCCTGAGATGCCCTCTATTGAGAGCATAGAGATGGAGGTAGAGCCAACCATAGCTCCTGTTGTAGAAGCTCCTAGAGAGGCTCCTGTGGCTCCTGAGAGTACCCCAGAACCAGAGGCTCCTAGAGTGGTAGAAAGTACCTCTGAGCCTGAGCCTGAAGCTAGTCCTGAGCCGTCAAGTAATCCTGAGCCTAGAGAGGAGCCTAGGACAGAAGTAGCGTCTGCAAGTGAGCCAGAAGAAAAGCCTGTAGCAGTTAAAGTCAAGCCTAAAGAAAGCAAGAAAGAACGTGTAGCCAGGAAGGTAGCTGAAAGAGTAATGACTACTTTAGCACAAACGTACAATGTGACTATGCAAAACGTAGCTTTAAATGTTATGGGAAGGCAGACAGATATTACATCTTACAATCAACAGATGCTTGACGCATCTAGCTGGTATCCTGACATGCAATTAGAGGGAGGTACGAACTACGACCACCCTAGTCAGATATACATACAAGCAGCAGCTAATCAAGATATGGCAGAGTTGGAGGCTATACAATGGAGATAGAATACAAAGGAATAAAACTAGAGGGAACTAAGCTTCTGGTTATTGCACCACTATTAGGCACAATACTAGGGAGTCTGTGGGGAGGTTTTGAGCTGTTTACACGCTACCAATCTATGGAAGAGAAAATAAACGCCTATGTTGCTCCTGATATATCTGAGATAGAAAAGTTAGTTGCTGTATTCCAGAAAGAGACTACTAACGCTAAAGACTTAATGATGGAGTCTCGTAACCAGACTAGAGAGGATATCGCTACGCTGTACAAGAACTTAGACAAACAAGACCTGCGTAACAGGTCTAATGTAGAGTCTGTAAGAGAGATGATTACAGCATTTGAAGGTCGACTAGCAGACAAGATGGCTAGACTAGACGAACAGCAAGACGACTTAGAGTCTAAGCTTGACCTACGCATTAAACGTGCTTTAGAAAACCCTCTAATGAAGTAGCTAAAACAGCTTCTTACTCTTAAACAGTTTCCTAGCCTTAGCTCCTACGCTTTCGCTGTTCTTTATTTTGTTTATCTTTTCTTTTAACCTTTGATTTTCTTTTTTTAACATGTCGCGTTCTTGACGTAGGTTCTCTATGTCTCGCATTAAAACATTTATAACTCGCATTGTGCTGTCCTCTAACATTTTCTTTCCTAAAGCTCGCATACTCCTCCTGAACAGGCTAATTCTGGTTGCACAGAAGTATTATCTCCTGACTCGTAATCTTTTAATAGTCCCCAATTTAACGATTTGGGCATGTCTTTTTGTAATTGTTTATATGTTTGGGCATCTATCTCTTCGTAAGGTGCTTGCACGTAAGTATGCTCACTTACAGGTAAGAAAGAGATACCTGACATAGTTTCAAAGTTTCTGTACACGTAAGCTGACACATCTAAGAAGTCTTCTTTCGTGTAGTAAATCGTTACAGAAGGTTTGTGTTCTGTGTAGTAGTCATTGTATAACTGCCACATAGTCAACTGCTCTACTGCATCAACATCTTTAACACAGACACTACTCTTAGGTGCTTTCATAGGAAACGAAAACACTATGTTCTGGTCGTTCATTGTGTCTTGTTCCCACGGCACACCTTGGTCTTTTAGAAAGTTAGTTAGTGGGTCTTTTATGTCGTTTCTAACCCTTCTAATGTAGTACGGAGAAAACCTGGGGTGTACTCCTGACGACGTATCGCACAACTGAGACACAGTGCCAGAAGGTTTAACACACGTTGTAGCTGCAGCCTGATTAATTCCTATCTTTTTAGCGATAACTTTGTTGTGGTCTACACAAACTTTCTGCAGGGTTTCTAACCAATCTATCATCTCGTCTGTACGAACAACAGACAGTTTCTGTCCACTGAGTAAGTCGTGGTCGCAACACCCTGTTAGAGACACACCTAGTAAAGCTTCTTCTTCACAGTTAACCTGCCACCTTTTCGACAGAAATTTAAAGTCAGTTAGACTAGCCTGTAATGTACCTAAAAAGGTTGCGTGTTTAATCTTTTCAATTAAAGTTTCTTTTGTATCCTCTGGTCTAATTATAGCTTCTGTTAAGTTACAGAACTGTGCAGGTCTTAACAGTATTTCTGAACAAGGGTTACAGCCCCAATCCTGGTTCTCATCTCTGCGGTGGTTTATGTACTTAGTTACGGCTGCTTGTCTGTTAAAGATTCCACGCTCTCCGTTCTTGTCCTCGAACAAAGACACCATCTCTCGCATAAATGAGTTAACATCTGGCTTGCAAGTGTACGCAATCGAGTTGTTAGCCAAGGCTCTGTGCGGTGCGCCCCCTTCTTCGATAGGAAGCCACCACTGAGAAGCCTTAGCACCACGCAAACGCTCGTCAGTAAGGTTACTAAGAGAGATAAGAGCAGAACGACGAACCCCTCCAACAACCACAATATCAGCAATCTTACATACGACATCATGCACCTCCAAAGTCGTAAGCTGTCTGCCTGCAGCAGACTTAAATGTTTCGACGGTGTATAAAAATAAATTATTTAAAGGCTCTGGCCCCGAAGCTCTGCCTCCAAATGTTTTTAATCTAGCACCTGCTGGTCGTATCTTAGACAAGTCCCATTTAGGTATAAGACCTGTGTACAGCAAAGAGATAAGCTCTCGGTAAGCTTTAGCCCAACCTAACTTAGAATCTTTGACTACTATTGTGGTGTCGGTCTCTTCTATTTCGTGCGGGAGTGAAGGTAACTTATTAACGTACTCACGCTCTACCGAAAAACCTACTCCTGTACCGCACATAAGTACGTAAACAATCTCTGAAAACACTTTTTGGTTGTCTATTGGAACGTAAGCGCAGTTGTACCCTGCTACATTGTGGGCTTTTAACGCCTCTCCTGCTGACATCATAACACGCATCGAAGGCATTACTTCCATTCTACGAACAGCCTCCATAGCGTTTGACAATTCGTTAACTAACTGTTTGTCTTTTTTTCCGCTACCCCACCCTTTGTTTTTAGGCAGTCGCTCTATCCAGAAATCTTTTACGCGGTCTACTGTCTCGTCCCAAGTCTCTCTTCTTCCTAAATCGTCTCGATATCGAGAGTATCGTGATTGATGTATATACTCTTGGTATAAATTCACTTAGTCTAGCTCCTCATATAATTTTTTCATTTTAGCATAAGTTTTAGGAAACTCTACAATGTCTATGTCTCTGCCTAGTTTAGTACACATAGACTGAGCAGCCTCTACAAATGTAGCTGCAAGGTAAGCTATGTCTTTATCTGGCAGTTTAGGTGTGGGCTGTATTTTTTTCTTAGTAACTTTTTTAGTAGTGGTCATATCTCTTCTACCTCATCGTCTTCTAGTTCTGGTTCATCTATAAATTTACTGCGTTTTAACTTAAATTTTTCTTGAAAAGCCTCAAGTAATTCTTCAGAAGAAATCTCTAGTATTTCCACAATTAAATCAGGGTCATAGGTATTGGCTACCTCTGCCATAAGCTCATCGTGTGTTAACATAGTTATCCGTACTCTTTCAGTAGGTACTCCATACTTACTTCCATCAGGTCGTAGTCCCCGTTGTTGATTTCGTGCTTCATCATAATACCCGACCAGCTCTGTGCATTCTTTTGTGGGCCTAGATATTCGTGGTAGTCTTGATAGAACCGACCGCAGACTAGCCCCCTTCGACGTTGACCAGTACATGTGTATATCTCTCCTGTTTGTTTAGTTTGCTGGTGTCCCATTGTAAAACTGTGACCTAAATTCTTTAGCTTGTTCTCTATCGAACCTCCGATAGAGTTTGACATAAGGCTAGAAGGATTAACAAAGTAGTGCGAGTAACAGATACCATCTAACTCTACAATCTCTAAGAAGTCGTATGTGTGTACACCCAAGTCTGCTAAAGGATTAAAGATTAGCTCCTCTATCGAAAGGTAATTGTTTAACATACGCATACCTGCAGAAGCAGATGCTCTGACAATACGCTGTTCGTGATTACCTAAACAGTAATGTATCTCTGGGTCGTACTTAGGAGTTCGTAAAGTTTTGAGAAAGTTATTCATCTCTCTCCACCCTACATCTAGGTCTGCCTGTACGTCTTTAGATTCCCACCCTTTATCTCCTGGCTTATCGTAGCTAGACAAGGAGGGCATGTCCCACCAATCACCAATAATGATAATTTTTTCTGGTTTATGTTTCTTCAAGTACCGCGCTGCAGCCGTAATGTGGTCTGTCTTAGACTCGGGGAATATCTGAGTATCGGGTATCATTGCGTGTTTCATAGTTTTAGCCACTCCTTAGGCATCTCTACACCTACTGCTGAATCAATAAACTGTTTGTCACACCAACCTGTGTACCGCATAGTCTTATTGCGAGTTACCCAGTTATCATACATGAATAACATTTTAAAATTATCTTTGTTTAGTTCGTTGTCACTTGCTAGAACAGCAAGGATTTTAGTTCTTCCTGCGGAGTCCCACTTACCTTTGGCTTCCACCCAGATTCCCAACTCGGGGAGCCAGAAATCAGGTGTATAACTAGCCAGCCTACCAACAGCGTTACTACCACAAGCCTGACATATGCCCCGTTTCGTTGGATAAATGTACTTAATTTGTTTCGGTTCGTATTCAAACGCAACGCCTTTCTCCTCTAATTTAGATGCTACGTTTTGTTCGTATTGAGATTTATAAGGAGCTAGTAGCTGCGCTCTCCTTGTTCTCTTCTTTTTCAACTTTGAACGGGCATTCGTCTGGGATTTTTTTCCATATCCATAAGAGTTCAGCGTTCGTGTTGAACTTTTCTTTCCAACCATCAAGAAATTCCTTCTTGTAAAATTCTTCAACAACCCTCTGACATTCCCCATTGCTTTGACCGATAGGTATGTACCTAGCAGCTTTGATTTTTCCTATACCATTGATGCCTGTTATGTTATCGACCTTATCTCCTTCGAGCATCTGTCTCCAGAACACAGCTCTAGCTTCCTCTTCGTCAACAAATGACAAAGTTCTAGTCCCTATGTTGTAGTGATATCCTGGTATCTGTTTTAAATCTTTATCTACAGAAACAATAATAGGTATTTGATTACTGTTTTTCGCGTCTTGCGCTGCGTGACCAAAGAAATCATCTGCTTCACAACCTTGAGTAAGGTACCCTTGATGATGTTGCAAAATGTAATCTTGAATAGCTTGCAGATGTGTAGGTCTGTGTTCGTCTTTTCTGTTGGCTTTATATTCTGGGTCTATTTCTTTCCTAAAGTTTGGTACTTCAGAGTTTCCTGTTAGGAAACAAATGTAACTAACTCTAGCGTCAAAGTGTAGTGACATTTCGTTTGAAATGTTTCGTATTAGGCTTTTACAATTTTCTAGTGCGTGTTCTACTGGCTGTAGCTCACGTTCCCACTCGATGTGTTCTTCTGGTAAGTTCTTTAAGGCTTCTTTCTTTGAGTCGAAAGAGTCTCCCCTTTCGGGGAGACTTCCATCAAAGTACACTCTTCTCTCTGCTGCGAATCCTGCTCGATATGCGAGTATATCGCCATCAAAGAGCAAGTGTACATTACCCACACTAACTTGCCTTTTTCAAAGACTCAGCCGCTTCTTCCCAAGAAGAAGAGGGTAGTTCTTCTTTAGGTAAGCTTGCTTCTTGTTGAGCAAGTTTTCCAGTTAAGTAATCCTCGTAAACCTTACTGGTTTTTAGGATTGCTTCTGGAGTCCACGCATCATCTCTGTGGTGAGACTCGACTGCAGCTTTTAATGCTACAGCTCTTGCGATAGCTATGTCCTTGTCAGTTGACAAGCTAGTGTGTTGCGTTCCAGAACTTGTAGGAGAAGGGGAAACTCCTGGTTCTTTCACGCTGACATTACCTTTTATATTAAGGTAGGTTCTGTCATCTTTAGTTTTCTCTATGTATGTAAAGCCAACCTTGTCTCCAACGCTTGCTCCACCTAATTGCGTCCCGTTAAACGCACTAAACCAATCGTCAGGTCGCTCTGCGAGCTTAAAACTGGTTCCTTTTGTGCCTAAAACTTGGATTGTGCCTGTAACTGTGTGCATATGCACCTCCTAACTAACTTATATAAAGACTATTTTTAGTCTACCTAATAGTATACACGCCTAATTCTAACAAGTCAAGCTTTATTTTTCACTTTTGCTAAAGTTTTTCCAGAGTCGTAATCAACGGGAAAAGGTACTGGTGAAGTTACGCTAAACACCTTTTGTATTACCTCTGGAACTCTCTCTAACTGACTGTGTATCTTAGGTATCGACTGCTCCAAGGCTTCATCGTCAATCTCAAATAGTAAACTATCGTGGACGCTGTTGATAAGTCTAACTCTTGGGTCGTGTAAACGGGTTAGTCTGGTTAGCATCATGGTAACAATGTCTGACGCTGCCCCTTGAATCGGGTAGTTCTTACATTTAGTGGGAGGAGCGTAAGGTTTTCCTGAATAGTTTGATATGTTACAGAGAGTTCTATACCTTGTAATACTTTCCCCTGTCTCTGGGTCTTTCCAGATAGATGGTATGTAACATGAGTGGACTGATTCATCGCCAACCCTGTCACCTCTCTGGTCAATGGTGGTCTCCGCTTCTTTCTGCACAGAGTCTTGCCAATCCTTCACACCAGGATACCTATCGTAATAGCTTTCTATGAAGTCTTTAGCCATCTGTTCGGGTACGTCCCAGAATGAAGCAATCCCTTTAGCTGCTGCGCCATACTGTAATTGAAAACTAAAACCTTTAGCTACTCTGCGTTCTTC